GAATTGGTATTACAAGAAAAAAGATTTTGAATTAAAAGAAAAAGAACTCGAACAACGGATCCATCATCATGATTAAACGTTCCGCCAAATACATCTGCGCCATATCCGCTGTTGTTGGACTGGTGATTGCCACTCATGGGAATGAAATTCGAACATCCGAAAAAGGCTTGTTACTGATTGGCAATGCAGAAGGTTGCATGAAAAAGCCCTATCAATGCCCTGCCGATGTTTTAACAGTCGGCATAGGCATAACCGATGCCGTTGAAAAAATTGACCGCAATAAAATTTACACCTTACAAGAAATTGCCGAGTTATACGTAAAAGGCATTAAACAATCAGAAAAATGCGTTAATCAATACGCCAACGGACAAACCATGCCACAAGGTGCATTTGATGCCTTAGTGTCCATCACCTTTAACGTAGGATGTGGCAAATTAAAAAATAGCTCACTTTTTAAAATGGCACGCCAAGGCTACAGAAAAGCCATGTGCAATCAGTTTGAACGTTGGATTTACGCAGCAGGAAAACCGCTAAAAGGATTAATTGAACGCCGTCAAAAGGAGAAAAACCTATGTTTAATTTCTTAACCGCAAAAGAACGAGGCATTTTACTTATCGGACCAATAGTGCTTGTACTCCTCATTATTTTCCTGGGATTTGAGGCTAATTATTGGCGAAAAGAAATGCTCAAAGAAGAACAGCTAAAACTGAAATGGCAAAACTCTTACATTGAGTTAAATCATAGCGTGCAACAATTTGCCGAACAGCAAGCACAGCTTATCCAAGCCGTAAACAACCTCAAAGCAAACCAAAATCAACAAACACAGGATTTAAAAAATGTACTTAAATCAAACCAAGATTGGGCTGACCGCCCTTTGCCTGATGATGTTAAACGCGTGCTCAACTCAGCAGGAAGTCATTAAATCACCGATTCTTTGCCCGCAAACCACGGAGTGCAGCGCGTATTCGCCACAAATTCGCACCAATGGCGAATTAGCCGAAGCCTATTTACAAACACAGCACCACCTTGATTTGTGCATTATCGAGAACTCAAGTTTAAAAAAATGCATGGATGAATTTAACAAAAAGGAACAGCCATGACAGATCAATTCGACCGAGCACAACAGCTTGAAAAAATGCAACGCGAAATCGCCCTTAAAAAACACCGCACTTTCCAGGCGGTAAGTCGCCTTTATTGTGAAGATTGCGATGCCCCCATCCCAGAAAAGCGCAGACAAATGATTCAAGGCGTAACACGTTGCGTGACTTGCCAACAAAGATTTGAAATGCAACAACGGAATTTCAGAAAATGAGAAGAACAATTCTTTATTTAGCCATTGTGGCTTCGTTACCTTGTTTAGCTAACACTTACACAGTGCCATTTAGAGATAGCGCATTTGGCAGATATTCAAATTATCCTGATGGAAGAATTACAGAAGTTTGCATTCATCAAGTCGGTTATTTGATGACAGACAATGGACATTTGACTGTGGCAGTGGATAAAGATAACCGTCCATTAATTTGCAGAGATACGCAAAATGAAAAAGCCCAACCAACTGCGCAAAATCCTTGAACAAAGCCATCCCGATTTTGTAAAAAATCCCGACCATCTACAACTTTATGTGGACGGTGGGCAAATCGTCGCAACGGGTGCAGCATCATTTAGTTTTGAATATCGTTACACACTCAATGTCGTGGTAACTGATTATGCAGGCGATATTGCCACCTTGATTGTGCCAATGATGGCTTATCTCCGCACAAATCAACCTGAAATATTAGAAAATCCACAAATTCGAGAGAACGCATTTAAATTCCAGGTGGATTACAACAATAACAACACCTCAGATATTAGTTTCGAAATCCAACTCACTGAACGTGTTGTGTCGAAAAAAGACGGGAATAACGTGCAGATCCATTACGCAAAAGAACCAGTATGGAATGAACCAACTCGAGTAAAAGTCTATTTGGAAAACTGGGATTCATTAATTTTTGAGGGTGATATCGTCTAATGGCAACAGTCGAAGAAGTTCAGGCAAAATTGACCGCACTTATTGCCAATCTTTCTCCACAGGCACGCAGACAGCTTGGGCGAAAAATCGGGCAAGCCTTACAAAAAAGCCAATCGAACCGAATTGCACGCCAACAAAATCCAGATGGTTCAGCCTTTGAACCTAGAAAACCACGTAAAGAATTTGGAAAAAAGAAAGGACGAATCAAACGCAAAGCCATGTTCGCTAAACTCCGCACAGCCCGTCATTTAAAAGTGCGGTCAAATGGTAACGAAGTTTCAGTAGGTTTTAATGGCTCAAGTGCCACCATTGCTGCAGTGCATCAATACGGTTTAAGCGCTAGCCCATCTAAAAATAAAGATTTCAAAGTGCAATATGCCCAGCGTGAATTACTGGGCTTTTCGGAAAGTGACGTGGAGTTAATTGAAAACTTAATTATTGAGCAATTAAGTCTTTAGATTGTGATTTTAATTTGATGTGCTTGCGAATAATGTGAATCCAATAGCAATACACTGCAAGTGCTGCAACACCAAGGAAAAAGTTGATTTCAGCAAGCCAAAGCACCGACCCCATCATCAACATATAAAGAAACAGAACAGGCGCGGCAATAATGCCAGAAACTAACCAAGGCAATGCAATCAAACCGAAACCGACAGCGAGCCCAAGCGCACCAAAAGCGAAGATGAGCAGAAAAAGAATTGTGATCATATAGCCCCCCTTTGTTTTAGTACATTATTTAATCTTTCTTTCTGAAAAGTCAAGAAAAAGCGAGAAAATATGAAAAGTTTAGAGTTGAAATTTGTTTTAGATGCAGTAGATAAGCTCACCACGCCATTAAAAAGCGTACAAAAACAGCTTGATTCTTTGCAGAAAAAAGTAAAAAACACAACAACCGAGCTGAATAAATTACAACAGCAAGAAAAAACCGCTAATTCATTTAAACGATTAGAAAACGCACTACAACAAAACAATCAAAAACTTGTAGAAGCGCGAGAAAAAGCGAAGAAATTAGCCGAACAATTAAAAAATACTGCCGCACCGACAGCAGCATTAAAAAGACAAGTCGAATCCGCGCATAAATCAGCACACCGATTAGCACAAGCACAAGAACATCAGCGGAAAAAACTGAACGAATTGCGCCAATCACTAAGACAAGGCGGATTTGACACGTCAAAATTCAAGGAAAGCCAAGAAAAACTAAAGCAAAAAATTAAACAATCAACGGTGGCAATCGAAAAACAAAATGCAGCAATGGCAAAGTTGCATCAGCGACAAGCAAAATATAAATCTTACCGCGAAAGCGTGGATAATTTAAAAAATAAAAGCGACCAGTTACGAACATTCGGACAGCGCTCAATGATAGCAGGAACAGTGACAAATGCGCTGTCAGGTGTCATGCTTAAACCTGCACTTGACTTTGAACAAGACTTTTCGCGCGTGCAAGCATTAACAGGATTGAGTAAAGCGAACCCAGAACAAGCCGCCGCACTTGAACGTTTACGCAATCAAGGGATTCATCTTGGTGCGACAACATCATTTACATCGGGTGAAGTCGCACAAGGTCAAGGCTATCTAGCTATGGCGGGTTTTAATGCTGACCAAATCGAAAAATCAATGCCAGCTATTTTATCTATGACGAAAGCCGCAGGAATAGAAATGGGGCAAGTGTCTGATATTTCTTCAGATATTTCCTCAGGTTTTAAAATTTCCGCTGACGAAATGGGGCGGGTTGCGGATGTACTCACAGCCACATTTTCTGGCTCAAACACTACCCTTGAACTCTTGGGCGACACAATGAAATATCTTGGACCGATTGCCACGGCAACAGGCCAAGACTTTGAAACCATGTCAGCAATGGTCGGCTTATTGGGTAACGTGGGGATAAAAGGTACACAAGCCGGTACATCGTTGCGTTCTGCTATGTTAAGACTTGCCGCACCACCTAAACAAGCCGCAAAAGCATTGAAAAGCCTAGGTGTGTCCGCCAAAGATAGTCGTGGAAATATGCGCGCTTTAACTAATATTTTGATAGATGTGGAGCGTAAAACCGCCAAAATGGGAACCGGTGACAGAATGGCATATTACAAAGCCATTTTTGGCACTGAAGCCGCAACGGCAATGGTTGAATTAGTCAAACAAGCGGGCGTAAATGGTATTCAGGAATTTACAGATAAATTAAAAAATTCTGCGGGTAGAGCCGAACAAGTTGCGCAAACAATGGCAGATAACTTACTCGGTGACATTAAAAACCTTGAATCAGCCCGTGAGGCTGTCGGCATTGCTATTTATGACACTATTTCTGACGATATGCGCGCCAGTGTTCAATTAATCACTGAAATGGTGCGAAAAGTCAATGAATGGATAAAAGCAAATCCAGAATTGACCGCAAAAATCGTTAAATGGGGCGCGGCAATGGCAGGGGCGGTCACGGCACTCGGCGCATTGAGTCTTTTAACAAGTTTTGTGTTCTACCCAATCGCAAGGATTGTTCTTGGATTGTCAAAATTGGATGTTATTTTACCTAAATTTATGGGGAAAGTTATAGATGTCGGCGGTGCAATCTCAAGATGGTTACTTTCCCCTCTAAAACTTCTGCCTTATGTTCTGTCACTTGGCGGCGCAGCTTTTATTGGTGCGGGACTCTTAATCTATAAATTCTGGAATCCAATCAAAGCCTTTTTCGGCGGTTTTTGGGAGGGCTTAAAATCAGGTCTCGCCCCCGTCCTTGAAAAATTCCAACCGCTTGGCACCGCATTTAGTGTTGTCGTTGGCTGGATTGAAAAAGCGGTGAAATGGTTTACTGATTTATTGTCTCCAGTACAAAGCACCAAAGAAGATTTAGATGCTGCAGCCAGTGCAGGCAAACAATTTGGAGAATGGATAGCAGCAGGTATTGATTTAGCACTCAAACCATTACAGCTACTAATGGATGGCATTAAATGGGTAATCGATAATATGCCAGGTATTCAAGCGGGAGCAAAAATTGTTGAAAATGCTAAACAATCAAGAAATGAAGAAACAAATAAGGTTATCAAATCAGGAAGTATAACTGAAAGAACACTCGATGCACTTTCTGATTCGAATATGTATTCTTCAGGCGGCTACACTGGCAATGGTGGCAAATATGAACCCATGGGCATTGTCCACGGCGGCGAATACGTGATGACAAAAGAAGCTACATCACGCCTTGGTGTAAATACGCTCAATGCCCTTAATTACGGTAAACAAGCACTGATTGAGGGCGGATTAGGGCTCAGCGTTGCAACTGCCGCCCCTGTGCAAGTTGATACTCGTGCACCAATTAAATGGGTAATCGATAATATGCCAGGTATTCAAGCGGGAGCAAAAATTGTTGAAAATGCCAAACAATCAAGAAATGAAGAAACAAACAAGGTTATCAAATCAGGGAGTACAACTGAAAGAACACTCGATGCATTTTCTGATTCGAATATGTATTCTTCAGGCGGCTACACTGGCAATGGCGGAAAATATGAACCCATGGGCATTGTCCACGGGGGCGAATACGTGATGACCAAAGAAGCCACATCACGCCTTGGTGTAAATACGCTCAATGCCCTTAATTACGGTAAACAAGCACTTATTGCGGGCGGTTTAGGGCTCAGCGTTGCAACTGCCGCCCCTGTGCAAGTGGATACTCGTGCGCCAATTTCTGCTCGTCCAACGATGGTGCAAACAAGCCAACCAATGAGCGTAAATATCACCATCAATGCCGCGCAAGGCATGGACGAACGAGCCATTGCACAACAAGTGGCAAAAGAAATACAACGCATCGAAAACCAACGCCAAGCAAGAGCGCGGAGTTCCATGTGGGATAGAGCATAATAAAAGGGCGAAAGCCCTTTTTGTTACCTATTATTCCACACACTCCCCCACTCGCCACATCACACAATATTGCCAACAATAAGGCATTTTCTTTAACTGTGAATGCCGATGTCTGCCGAATTACAACGAAAACTAGACAACATTATCCGCTTTGGGGTGATCGCTGAAGTGAATCACGCCACCGCACGCGCTCGCGTAAAGAGCGGTGACATTCTGACAGAGTTTTTACCATTTATTACATTTCGAGCGGGTACAACTAAAACCTGGTCGCCGCCTACGGTGGGCGAACAATGTGTGATGCTATCGGTGAGCGGTGAATTTACTACTGCCTGTATATTAGTTGGGCTTTACACGCAAAACAGCCCTAGCCAATCACCTGATGAACACATTATTGAATTTGCTGACGGTGCCAAAATTACCTATAACCAATCAAGTGGTGCATTGGTTGTGACAGGTATCAAAACAGCCAGTATTACTGCCGCTAATCAAATTGATATTGACTGCCCCACTATCAATATTAAAGGCAATGTGAATATTGACGGAAAGGTAACATCAACAGGCGATATGGTCGCAGGTGGAATCAGTCAAATTAACCATAAACACGGTGGCGTACAAGGTGGCCCAAGTAAAACAGGAAAACCAGAATAATGAATCGATACACTGGCGAAACATTAAAAAACGAAAGCGACCACATTAAACAATCCATTGCCGATATTTTGCTAACCCCTGTTGGCTCGCGCATTCAGCGGCGTGAATATGGCAGCTTAATCCCAATGTTAATAGACCGCCCAATTAGCCACACATTGTTATTACAACTGGCGGCTTGTGCCGTCACTGCAATTAATCGCTGGGAACCACGCGTACAGATCACACAATTTAAACCAGAATTGGTTGAAGGTGGCATTGTGGCAAGTTATGTCGCACGCGGGCAATATCAGCAACATATCAAAGAAAACCATCTTTTATTAGGTCATAAATCATGAACAATATTATTGACTTGAACAATTTGCCTGTACCAAAAGTTGTACAAGAGCTCAGTTATGAAACTTTACTTGCGCAACGAAAAGCTAAATTCCTGTCATTACAAGAAAATGACGATATGCGCCAACATTGGCAGGCTCGATTACAATTAGAAAGCGAACCTGTAGTGAAATTGCTAGAAGAAAATGCTTATTTAGAATTATTGCTCAGAACGCATATTAATGAATCTGCTAAAGCCGTAATGCTTGCCTATGCGACAGGCTCAGATTTAGATCAATTAGGGGTATTATTCGGCATTAAGCGATTAATCATTCAAGCGGAAGATTTAAACGCTCACCCGCCTATCCCCACCCAATATGAAGATGATGAACGTTTTCGCACACGTATTCAAATGTCATTAGAAGGTTTAACTACGGCTGGTAGTCGTGCAAGCTATGAATTTCATGCGCTCTCTACCTCTGCAAAAATAAAAGACGTTGATGTAACAAGCCCAACTGCAGGCACAGTGAAAGTGGCTATATTATCAACAGAGGGGCAAGGAAAAGCCGACAGTGATTTAATTAATGCGGTAAAAAAACAGCTGAATGCCGAACATATTCGCCCCCTGACTGATACGGTATTGGTCGAAAGTGCGGTGATTTTACCTTATGAAATTCGAGCGACCCTCACACTTTATCCCTCAGTACTAGAAAGTGTTGTCATGGCAAATGTTAATCAAGCCATCACCCATTATACAAATAAGCAACACTTGCTTGGCATTGATATTACGCTTTCAGGTATTTATTCAGCCTTGCACCAAGAAGGCGTGCAGAACGTGAAACTGACACAGCCGCTTGCAGATTTAATCGTACAACCTCACCAAGCTGCATATTGCTCACAAATTCAAATTAACGTAGGTGGCCGAGATGAATAGCTATCTCTTGCCCATAGGGTCGAGCAAGCTAGAGAAACAATTATCGAATACGTTTTCTGCTATTGCGGAAATTCCTGTGCCCATTCGCCTCTTATGGAGTGCTGAAAATTGCCCTATAAATCTATTGCCATGGCTTGCTTGGTCGCTTTCCGTGGACGAATGGGATGACGAATGGAGCGAAGAAAGTAAACGACAAGCCATTTTAAATAGCATCCATATTCACAAGCACAAAGGGACAATTTCGGCGATTCGCCGTGTCATGAAATCGGTGGGTTATGGTGAAGTCGATATTATCGAAAACCAATCACTTAAAACATGGAATGGAGAACTAAATTTTGATGGTTCAGAAACCTTTGAGCATGAAGAAATGCACTGGGCTGAATACAAAATTGTGCTACATCAGCCCATTACTATTGAAGAATCAAAACAAGTGCGGCGAATTTTAAATGAAAATGCCCCCGCACGTTGTCATTTGGTTGCATTCAATTTTACACGGGCAGGCCATCGATGGAATGGCGAGATCAATTTCGACGGAAACTTTACTTTTGGAGAAGTATAAATGGGAAAAATTACTGAGCAACAACAATGGGAAGAAGATATTTATCTCATTGAAAAACAAGACAAGGTGCTGGGCGGAGAGCTTGGCGTAATTAACATTCAAGCCAAACAGCTAGCCAATCGAACCAAATATTTAAAAGGTCAAGTAGACACCATCAACCGAGACCGGACAGGCTACGCCCATAAAGCCAGCCCAGCATTAACTGGCGTCCCAACCGCCCCTACTGCCAATCCAAACACCAACAACACCCAAATTGCGACGACAGAATTTGTGAAAACTGCGATTGCGGCATTAGTGGGTTCAGCCCCAGCGGCATTAGACACACTGGAAGAATTGGCACGTGCATTAGCTGGTGATGCAAACTTAAAAGCAACTTTGCTTGCGGAAATTGGGAAAAAAGCGAATGCCACTGATTTTAATGCCTTACATGATTTATTTGTTGGTATCCCTATTCCTTATCCACTCTCTACCGTTCCAACAGGTTGCTTAGCCATGAACGGACAGCGGTTTGATACTCGTCGTTATCCAAAATTGGCACAGAAATATCCGTCAGGGCAACTACCAGACATGCGCGGTGAATTTATCCGTGGTTGGGATAATGGGCGTGGGGTTGATGTAGGGCGGGTATTATTATCAACACAAGGAGACGCTATCAGAAATATTACAGGCTGGATTCAGATTGCAGGTATTTCGGGTTCTGACGCCATTCTTAGAGAGTCAGGAGGTGTATTTTCGCATGATGGTGAGGGGCAATACGGTGGCAATATAGGACAAATTCAAGGAATAGGAAATACCTCATATTTGGATACGATGAGATTTGACGCTTCCAAATCTGTTTCAACAGCCTCGGAGAATCGCCCACGCAACATTGCCTATCACTACATCTGCCTAGCCGCATAAGGAGTACAACATGACCGTAACATTTAATCAAGATGGCTTTGCCGAAACTAGTGGCGAAATCACCGTGTATTGCACTGACAACCAAGGTATTTATAGCCACAGCATAACCGAATATGTGAGCGAAGGCGGAAGCCTTTCCGCAGGCAGTTATTTAGATGCACCTCCGCCAGCTAAACAAGGTTTTGTCATTGTACAAGTAGATAACAGTTGGCAATACCAAGTTGACCACCGAGGAACCTATTACAGCAAGGAAACAGGCGAAAAAGTAGAACATACCGCACTAGGTGAATTGCCCGAAAATTTAACCGCACTTGCGCCACTTGCTGAACCGTGCAAATGGAATGGTTCAGCATGGGTAAAAGATGAAGTGAAAATTGCCGAAATCAAATCCCAACAACAAGCCGAAATGTGGGAACGTATTAAGCAAAAACGCCACGACAACTTACGCGGAGGTGTGTTTGTACGGTCGATTGGTAAATGGTTTCATTCCAATGATGAAAGCCGTCAGCAATACACCTTTATGCGAACGCTTGAGCAGCTGCCGCCCAATATGCAATGGAAAACTATGGAGAATGTGTTTGTTCCATTTAATAAAGCCATTTGGGACGAGCTTTCCTTGCAACTGATTGCCGATGAGCAAGCGGATTTTGCCAACGCAGAACGCCACAAGCATTTAATGGAACAGGTGGAAAATCCGCTCAATTACGATTTTTCAGACGGTTGGACGACGACTTTTAAGGAGTAACTTATGGCAATTTATTTGGCGTTATACAAACACAAACGAGACTGGCGCAAAGAGCCAATCAAAGCGATAGCCGACCGCATTACTCGATTTTTCACGAAGGGCAAAATACTCGCACTGCGAGATTGCCATTGAGCGCATTGAGTTTGGTAATGGGCATCATTATGAGCATCAAACGGTATTCGATTGCTACTCATCCAGTGTGCAAGACGGTGGGGTGCGTTGCAAACAGATTGATGTGTCTGATAACACCAAATGGGATTTAATCCCACTCAACGATATCACCGAGCAACAAATCAAAGCCTATTTTGACCGCACTTTGGGTTGTAAATACGACTGGTGGGGCGCGCTAGGGATTGTGCTAGGCATCAAACAAAAACGCTCAAAATATTTTTGTAGCGAATGGTGCTTTAATGCGATTCTCGGTGGCGAGAGCGGTTGGCGATTTAGCCCAAATCAACTAGCCGCTATATTCGGAGCACAAAATGCAAGAAATTAATTTTGATTGGATTCGCGGTGATGATGAGACGGAAACATTAATTTTTACTGATGACGACAATGCGCCTGTTGATTTTACAGATTGCCATTTTGATTGCGATATTGTACCTGTCAGCAAAGGTGAGCGCATCCGCCTATCTAGTACAAACGGGAGCATATCGGTAAAAAACAATGAAGTGACGTTTATCATTTCACACGATAAAACCGAGCAAGTCGATTGGGTGCAAGCTAAGTGGGATTTGCAACAAACCAATGGGCAAGGGCTAGTCAAAACCCTGTGCGGGGGGAAGATAACTCTCCGTAAGGATATTACCTATGACGTGTCTCAACGCTAAACCCAAAAACAAAATCAAGGTGCAACTGCAATCTAAACCCATTATTTCCGTTGCGCTTAAACCCAAAACTAAAATTAATATCACGGTAGCAAAAGGATTTAAGGTGATAAATGCGGAAAACCCCATTATTCCAACGCTACCTGATTTAATCCTCAACTACAAAATAGGACGACTATGACAACACAAAACATTCAACAACTTTTAACTGAGTTTGCAACTTACTTAGGTGAGCAAGATAAAGCGATTTTGGCTCAAATTGATGCTAAGGTCACTCAACTTAAAAATGACCTGTTAGGCGGGGTATCAGCAGATTTAGATACATTCCGCGAGCTAGCGGAAGAGTTACGCAAACTCAAAGAAAGCGGAAGCAGTGCGCCTGAGGCATTAACAACTAAACTCACGGAGTTTAAACAGAGTTTAGATGGCGTGATTGAGCAAATTAACGCACTAAAAGAAATGGATTTAAAGGCGGCCTATCTACGAGGGAAAAATAGCTAATGAGCCTTTTAGAACAACTGCCCGAGGTCATCGAGCAAATCGGGCGAGATATTAAAGCCATAACCGTTGTACTTGGTAGCGGTCGTCCTGATAAGCCCGAAACTACAGCTGGCAAAATAAAAGGGAATGAGCCGAATGGCACGATTTATGAATCATCAGATGGCGGTAGAGTCGGAGCCTGGAAATGGCAAAAACGCAACGGGAAATGGGTGGTGATAGATGGTGATACAGGTTTGGTTAATGTTGTAACCAAAAACCTAAAGCCAGGTGCTTACATTAAGCTACGCCGACAAGGCAACCTTGTATCATGCCATATGGGCGGATTATCTTGGGGGCTGTTTGGTTATTTAGGCAAAACAGAAAAAGGGTATCTACCAAGACAGCCAGGAAGGGTTGAAGTTATTGGTACAAGTGGGATTCCTCTTGGATTTAGATCAGATGACTCTTGTGGATTTAGCTTGTTTGATGACGATACAAATAGAGCAGTTGCAGGTATTTATGTGGGAGGGGTAGGCGATGCTAATTTTATGCGATTTACCCCATACCACGCAGATCCAAAAGTAAAAGGCAATGATGCAATACCTGACATTGGCCCAAAAAACTTAAGACCGCCCGCCATGATGTGGACAACATCCGATCCTTGGCCAGATAGAGTTTAAGACAAACGGCGGGTAATTCTGCCGTTTTTATCCATCCGAATCTACCTAACCGCCCTTTGTTAGTTTAAATACCACAACGCCAAGCGCTACCACTGGCTTTTAAATCCTTACAAAATAGCCCTATCTCTCAACAACAGGGCTAAAATTATGACAGATGAATATCTCCATGGGGTCAAGGTAACGGAAATTTCCGAAGCCTTGCGAACACTCACCACATCATCCACCGCAGTTATCGGTTTAGTGGCAACCGCACCTGATGCAGATGCATCGGTTTTCCCACTCAACAAACCCACTCTTTTAACTGGTATCACCGCCGAAATGCAAGCCAAAGCAGGTAAAAAAGGCACATTATCTCGTGCATTAGATGGCATTGCAGACATTGTGAATTGTAAAGTTGTCGTCATTCGCGTGGAAGAAAACGAAGATGAAAGCACCATGAAAGCCAATGTGATCGGTTCAGTCGATAACGAAGGCAATTACACTGGCTTAAAAGCGTTCCTCGTGTCTGCTGCAGTTTGTGGTGTCAAACCTCGTATTTTCTGTATCCCGAAATATGACAGCCAAGACGTAACCACTGAATTGTTAAGCGTAGCGAAAAAACTCAATGGCTTTGTGTATGCCTCTTGCGGCACAGCAAAAACCAAAGAAGAAGCAGTGACATACGGTCGCAATTTTGCCCAACGTGAATTAATGCTGATTTTCGGTGATTTCTTATCGTTTAACCCAAACACCAAACAAACCGAGGTGGATTATGCCGTTGTTCGTGCTGCCGCAATGCGTGCATATCAAGACAAAGAATACGGCTGGCATACCTCCATTTCAAACAAAGGTTTAACTGGCGTAACGGGTGTCACCAAGCCACTTTCATTTGATATTAACGACAGTGCAACAGACGTGAATTATCTCAACGAACAAGGTATTACTTGTTGTGTGAACCACAATGGCTTTAAGTTCTGGGGATTACGCACGCGTTCGGCTGATAAATTATTTATCTACGAAAACTACACTCGCACGGCACAAGTGTTGAAAGACACCATTGCACAATCCTTTGACTGGGCAATGGATAAAGACATTTCTGTGAATCTGGTAAAAGAAATCGTGGAAGCGATCAATGCAAAATGGCGTGAATATGTGGCGCAAGGTTATTTAATCGGTGGGAAAGCATTTATCAATGCCAACTTAAACACTGCCGCAACCTTGAAAGATGCAAAATTGCTTGTGTCTTATAACTACTGCCCTGTTCCACCGCTAGAACAACTTGGATTAAACCAATACATCAGCGATGAATACCTTGTGGAATTTGCCGCAAACATTGCAAAAGTAGGAGCGTAAAAAATGGCATTACCTCGTAAACTCAAATTAATGAATTTTTTGGCTGACGGTAATTCTTACCGTGGCCAAGTCAACGAAATCACCCAACCTAAATTAGCAATGAAATTAGAAGCGTATCGCGCGGGTGGCATGATTGGTGAAGTAAAAGTAAATCTGGGCGTAGAACCTTTAGATGTTCAGTTCAAAATGGGCGGTTACATGACCGAACTATTAAAAAAATTTGGCGGCTCGATTGACGGCACGGCATTGCGTTTTGCCGGTGCTTATCAACAAGACGATGCAGAAGAAGTCACCTCTATTGAGCTTGTCATGCGCGGTCGTTTTGGCGAAATCGACAACGGCACAAGCAAACCAGGCGATGACACCGAACAAAGCTACACCGTGCCTTTGACTTATTACAAGATCATTGAAAACGGCAAAGACATCATCGAAATTGATTTACTCAATTCAATTTTTGTTGTTGATGGCAACGATCGCTTGGCAGAACACCGCGCAGCAATCGGCATTTAATTCACACACACCTTGCCCCGAAAGGGGCTTTTATTAAATCCCCCTCCCCTCTTTACAAAAAAGAGGGATTTTAAAGGAAACATAAAATGAAAACAGAAAATACCAAAATCATCACCTTAACCAACCCTATTACTCGTGGCGAAAACCAAATCACGGAAATCACCGTCAATAAACCGACTGTGCCCGCATTAAAAGGCTTAAAAATGTTTGATGTATTGCAAATGGATGTGGACGCATTACAAGTTTTGCTTGCACGTGTCACCACCCCTGTTTTGCATAAATCCGATTTTGTCACTATGGAAGTGGCGGACTTCACCGAGCTTGCTGCGGCGGCTGTCGGTTTTTTAGGGAAGAACTCGGAAGTGGAAACCGAAGCGACCGAGTAATGATTGCCGCCACAGTGGAAGATGCCATGGCAGATATTGCCATCATCTTCCACTGGCAACCACAAGCCTTTGAGCAAATGACATTTTCCGAATTAATGCAATGGCGAGAAAAAGCACGAGAGCGAAATGAAACAGAAACTGATTGATTATTTATTAAATATGCCACGGCATATTGTATGGCGTGGGCTCTTTATTCTTTCCATTGCCTTTTGGTTGCTTGTGATTTTCGGCATTGCATTTTTCTTTCGCTAATTCATCAAGTGCGGTCAGAAATCACAAGATTTTTTGACCGCACTTTTCACAGGATTTTATTATGCTTAAATCATTACATTTTTTAGATTTTATTCGCGAATTTATTCTTTTTTTTGTTGTTCTTGCCGTATTTATTATCGGCAGTTCAAGCGCTCAAATCACCTTAATTTGGATTATTACCATTTTATCCATTCTGACTTGGATTGGTGCGGCAGAAAACTATCAAAAAAAGAAGATCAGATATACAAAAGCAAAAACTACATTTGAGGTGTATACGCTAATTTTATTAAGCACGATTTTTGTTTATTTTGATCATTGGATTATTGGTACTTTTATATTGTTTTCAAACTTAATTTTTATTATCAGTTGCACGGAAGGCAATGCAAAAAAGGAAGAATAAATGTTCCAAAACTTCGCACTTGCCACATTGGGTATGTTTGTTTTTACTCGGCAAACCGTGCCTTTTCAAAGTTTAGACCGCACATCAAATTGGCGACATCCAACTAATGCCATTGTCGGGGCAATGCCAAAATCACAGTTCACTGGCAAAGAAAGCGAAACCGTCACGATAAGTGGCAGATTAATCCCAGAAATCACTGGCGGCAGATTTTCCATTAAAGCCCTGGAATTAATGGCAGACAGTGGCGGTGCATTTCCGCTAATTGACGGTGCAACCTTTGAAATTATCGGTTTTTTTGTGATCGAAAGCGTGCAAGAAACCCGAACAGAGTTTTTTGGCGATGGTGCCCCCCGTGCGATTGATTTCAGCATGAGCTTAAAACGTACCGATGACCCAATGTTAATCGCCATTGCAGAGAGTTTAATGAGTAGCCTTTAATGTTTGATTTAAATCTTGACAATCACCGCACGCCCGCTTTTAAAGTGCAGATCACCACGAAAGACAAAAAACAGCAAGACATCACACAAGTGATTTCGAGCCGTTTAATTAGTTTGTCTTTAACAGATAATCGAGGATTGGAAGCGGACACGCTCGACTTAGAATTATCCGATCATGATGGCAAACTGGCTTTGCCGCCACGCAATGCCACAATCCAAGTTGCGCTAGGCTGGAAAGGCAAACCGCTGATTGACAAAGGGCAATATTCAGTGGATGAAGTGCAATTTTCAGGCGGTGCAGGGTCGGCAGACAGATTAACCATCAGAGCAAGAGCGGCAGATTTAAAAGGCTCATTTTCCGAACAAAAAGAGCGGTCATTTGATAAAAAAACGTTGGGCGAAATTATTGACACCATCGCCAAAGATAACCAACTCAAAAGCCACTGTGAGAAAAAACTGGCTAACACCTTTATTGCACACATCGACCAAACCAACGAAAGCGACATTAATCTATTAAGCCGCCTGGCAGAAGAACACGGGGCAATGTGCACCGTTAAAAATGGCACGCTATTATTTATGCCGCTAGGACAAGGCAAAACCGCCACAGGCAAGCCGATTCCACTGCGTAAAATCACTCGCAAAAGTGGCGACAACTACAATTTCTCCATTGCAGAAAGCGAAAACTACAAAGCCGTGCGGGCGTATTGGCATGATACGGCCACTGGCAAACGTGGCGAAATTATCGTAGATAAAAATACTAGGATTGTGAAAAAACAGCGCATGACGAAAGGTAGAACGCTAGCAGATGGTACAGTAAAGGGCAGACGATTAACGAAAATAAAATATAACACCATTGAACAAAAAGCTCCTGTGGAAAGTGACAATGATAAAATTAAAAGTCTTCGTGTTACTTATCCTTCGGAAGCGAGAGCTATCACTACCGCCAAATCCGCCTTTGACAAACTCAAACGAGGCGTAGCAACATTTAGCCTAAATCTTGCCTTTGGCGAACCCGATTTAATCCCCGAAACACCCATTGAGCTTTCAGGCTTTAAAGCAGAAATTGACAACACCAACTGGCTGATAACTCAAGTCACCCACAGCATAACCGACAACGGCTACACCTGCGGCGTGGAAATGGAACTGAAAATAGACGAAGAAAAGGCGGAGTAATTCCCCCCGCCTGTTTTAAGCTGCTTTATAAGCCTGATCTTTGTGTGTTGGTTGCTGGGGAAATGCTGGAATTAGAAGCCTTTCTTCAACTAATAATGTAATATGCCTACCTAGAGCAGATATTGTCATACCAAGCAAATCAGCAAGAGCAGCTTTAGAAACATATTGATCTTCACAAAGTACAAGCAATAATTCTTTTACTTGTTCAGGTCTCTTTTTCTTTAAAGAATAAAATCTAGGGTTAACAATATTGCGTAGTTCTTGCAGATATTCAGGATTAAGTTCTTTGAGGTTATCAACAACTTTCCCTAGAGTGTTTTGAATTCGCCCTTCGTTATCTCTCCAAATGAATTTAACTTGCCGTGATTCTGTTAAATTATTAGCTTGTGCATTAGCTAATGCATTAGCTTGTGCATTAGCTTGTGCATTAGCTTGTGCATTAGCTCGTGCATTAGCTTGTGCATTAGCTTGTGCATTAGCTTGTGCATTAGCTTGTGCATTAGCTTGTGCATTAGCTTGTGCATTAGCTAATGCATTAGCTTGTGCATTAGCTTTGGTTCTTAGGCGTACAGAACCAGAAGTATAAATATCAGCAATATCAACTTCTTTAATCCATGGGAGAATATAATACTTTTTCTTGCCATCGCCTTTACCTATCAACCAACATTTTTTAGCCAATTGCGGTAATGCGAGAGTTATCTCCCTACCGGTAAAACTATTTCCCATGTTTTCAGTAAGAGAAGCGTGATTAATCCAACCATCATTTAAAACCGCATAAATTAAAATATTTTTATATAATGTCCTTTCTTGTGAGAAATCTTCCCCAAATTCTGTTTGTAATTTACGAATAGCTGATAATGTTGCGCCATCTTGTAATGTCAATGCAAGATGTGTTGATAAATGATTGGTCAATAATTCTGGAGTAGTTAAAAGTTCCCTAATCCAGTTAGTAAATATTTTTTCAATTCCTTTGCCTTGTCGTTCACATAAGCCAGCTATTCTAAAAATATTGTGTATAAGAGAATTCCGACAGGTCGATTTTAGACCATTAATAGCTTGCTCAATACTGACTAACATTGAACCAGGATTTTCAAATGTTAGTCTGTTAGATGTTTTTACTATTTTTAACGAAATTTGATCATTAAAATAATCAGCGTGAGTAAAGAAATTTACCAATGCTTCACGCAATGCTTCGGTAATTTCATTTTCTTCTTTTCTAGTCAAGTTATTAAGCTTGAAATGGCTATTTTTGGCAATATCAAACAATAAAGCCGAGGTTTTTAGATAGAATTCAAATAAATTGCCGTCTTCCAAATCATCGCAAGTAAAGCGAGATGAATAACGTTCATCACCTTGTATATCTTGATAGTCTAAAAAATAATGCGGCAGTAATTGGCGGATAATGTGAAGTTGACCAAAGACTAAAAGACCAGCATAGGTTAGTCCTTCTTGTCCCGTGTCTAAGTTTCTTGCATAGGCATTAATTTTTTTTAGTAATAACAAATCATCAAGCACTAATAACGGACTAGTTGGATTATAGTTTTTAAGAAATTGGCGGTACTTTTGAAGTGTATGTTGATTAATTTCATCAATGCCGGTGTTAGGAATAACTTTGCTATCCTGATTGTTTTTTGTATAACCAGATAAATAATTTTTGAGTTCATTAGCATTAAGCTTATGATCTCCTGTATGAAGGCGAACATAAGACAATCTAGGATCGTTATTAAGATGAACGGGTATATCTGAATTATCGGCTTTTTTGACCCTTATCGCGATAACATCTACCAAAATATTGTTTATTTCTTTTTGAATAATTTTAATATCATCATTTGATAAATTATTAATACTTATTTTTTGTCCGCCTCGCATTTGACTAAACATATCATCAAGTAATTTTTGAGTATTTGAAACACCACTAATCGAAAAAACTTGATTTTGTTCACTAATACCTAAAAAGATAATTCCCCCTTGAGTGTTAGAGAAAGCACTATAAGACAACCAGAAATCTTTAGGCAGTGTATTCGCTGATTTTTTGCATTCAAAAAACAATCTTTCTTGAATCGACGAGGTGTCTTCCAAAATCTCTTCTATTTGTAACCAGAGAGAATTTAGTGTAATCATAATTCATTCCTACAACATCTTTGGTCTAATCGGCAGCACGCTCAAGAATTTAGCGCGTACTTGTGCCGTATTGAATAGTTTCTCGGTAATTTCAAACGTTGGATAAAGTGGGTTATCACTTAATGCGCGAATAATACCGCCGGGAACACGTTGCAAACTTTTGATATAGGTTTTACCTCTACCCACAAATACTCTCACAAGGCACGCCATCGTGGTCACGGTCAAGTTTGTGCATGCCACATTCTCTTAAATGGAATTTAGCATCATCGCAATTATCCATGTCCTTACAAGTGCGTTTTCCATCACTGCAACTAAACTGCTCTGCATCCGCTTTTTTGCTTTTGGCAAAAGTTGCTGTTGGGAAAACAAAAGAAAGAGCGGTTAAAATTAAGATGATTTTTTTCATTTTCTTAGGTTGTCCAGATTTTATAGTGATACTGAAAAACGAACAGTGGATACACGTTAAGGGTAATCATCACCACCATTCGGATATTTGCACCGCTTCAGCCGATTGAAAGCCATCTTCCAACCACGAAGAAAACCGTATTTCCGCAAGGCTAAAATGGCGTAATTTGAACAACTAGGCTCAAAGCGGCAACCATTGCGAATTTTTTCCGGTGCTAAATATTGATAAAGTAAAATTAATTGGATACTAAGCCAAACCATTAATCATTTTTTTCGCGTCTAAAGGTGATAACTTTATGAATCTTAGTTGTCGTTTTGCCGCCGGAAAAACATCCTGCCGCTTCTTCGGTAGAAAAATCATCTATCCGAAAAAACTCCCAGCCTAATCTAGCCTGTTCATTCACCAGTTCTTGTAAATAGTCTGCTGCGGCAGTTTGAATGTTCTTTCTTTGCGCAATAATATGTGGCGCAGCTTGAATCATTTTATATTCGTATAACATAATAAATTTTCCTTAGGTTTGTTTTATTAAAATAAATCACCACTTCTTCATCTTCATCGGTAAACTAAACACCACGTGACTTAATCCACGATAGCAGCCATTTTACCCAGTTTGGCCGTTGTTGTTCAGCCAGTAAATCGCGCAAGTGGCAGGCAAATTCGTGCATTGCTTGCAACTCGGTTTCTTTCATTTCTTTAAAATAGTGTGACCCATAACATTTATCGGCATGCGTATTGATCACAAATTCAAGGTGCGCAGAACAATTACGCACAGCAAGAATTTCAGCGACTAATCTGGTGCGCGGAAAAGGGGCTCCTTCTTTATGATAGATATTCGTGATGTTCACATCTCGCCCAGCAACCGTATTGTTATCGCCGACAATATGGTTTGACATAGCTTTATCTTTTAACATCTCGCCCTGCGACAATATTATCGTGTCCTATGATGGTATTATCTTTAGTATGAATGCTGTCATTGCCTTCATTTAAATCAAATACCTGAACACGTGGTTGCTCCACTGCACTTTTACCGCTAAAAAAAAGTGTATCAATTCCCATCTGTTCTAACTTCATTAAGACAGATCTTTTCTCATCCCCATTCAGATTTCTGAACATTTTTAATAATGCCCTTTCCTCATAATTTTCTGCAACAACGGACTTTTGGTTAGTTAACAAATAAAAAATATCAATCCCCAAATACCATAGTTTTATTAAAGTATCTGCATCAGGAGAACGTTTACCTAATTCATAATTAGAATAAGTGTTATATGCAATTTCAGCTTTTTCAGCCAATACTTTTTGACTAAATCCTAATCTGGAACGTTCCTCTTTTAAACGTTCGCCGTAAGAAACACCCCAAATATCTCCAAACATAAATAATTTCCTTTACAATACCCATGAATGTGGGTATTATTATTTCTAAAATATAAAGATCAATGATTGTTACTGATGATAACCAATTTAAGGAGCGTTGTATATGAGTGAAATTAAAGAAAATGCTACTGAGAAACGGATGAGAAAAAAATTAGTGCAGGTGCAAGTAGGACTTTCCGACGATATTCGCACCGTTTTGCAGGAAAAATGTGCCGAATTGGGACAAACCGAAGCCGCATTAGTGCGGATGTTGGTGATGAAAGGACTGCGCGAAATGGGCGCGATTAGTTAATCACAGCGCAGTGAAATCCGAAGATTTACCCCCGATGTAGATTGGCCAACAATTTACGAAAGTTTGAAACAGGTGTTTGAAGGGAATTAAAGATTTTTAAACCAATGAACGAAACGTTATGTTACTCAATTTTTGGCTTTAGCAGTGATGGCAACACCACAATGCCGATGGCATAAAACATGGCTTTTAATGAGGCGTATTGCTTAATGGCTTGTTGTGGAACTTCGCTGAAATTAAACCCAAATTGTTGGAGTTCCGCTTGGCTGAAACTGCCGAGTGCAAAGACAAAAATGCAAACGCCACATAAATAGGAATGTTGTCCTGGAATGTGCAAGTTTTTGGTGTACGGAATCGTTTTTTTATATACCCAATAAATCACGAATGATATCAACAGCAATATAGCAAGTTGAATATCGGCGTTGATTTCTGGCACAAGTGCAAAGCGAGTATAAACATAAACTAACCCTAATGTTGCCCAATAAGCCACGGTATCAATGATGATGTCTTTTATAAAAAGCAGGTGTTTTTTTATTTTTTCGAACATAGGGGTGCCTTATGGCTAAAAAAGTGGATGAACAATTATGGGTTCGCGTATTGGAACTTGAACAAGCTTTGAAAGAACAGGAAAAACAAACCAAGCAAAGAATAGACGAACTGGGACAGCAATACAATTATCACCATAACCATTTACCAGCTTTATGTTTTATCTGCGCTGTAATAGGAACGTTCTGTGCATTCCAATTTTTTAGATAGCAAAAGTATAACAAAGTAAACAAAAACAACAAGGAAAAGGATATGGCGAAAACAGAAAAAAAACGCGAACTAAAATCTGAAATTATCGCATTTCGTGTGACAGCAAGTTTTAAAGAAAAGTTACAAGAAATGGCTCAAGCGGATAAACGGGAATTGAATGATTTTATCCGTTTGAAATTGGAAGAATGTATTAATTAACTTTTAATTTTAATAACCGTGCAATCCATATTGGGGAATGTGGAGAGTATAGGACAGAAGAAGGTGTGTGATATGGCAGCAAAAGTCGATGCATTATGTCCAGGATGTGGTAGCGATCAGATTGGAACGAGAACCTCTAGAAAGGCAGAAAATACCATTGTTTCTGAATGCTATTGCAAAAGCTGTGGTCGAGTTCATTTCGAACTCTGGACAGAAATTCGCAATATTAGTATCGGTACATTTACACCGGCATTAATTCAGAATTTCAAAACAGCCGAACAGTGGGCAAAAGAACGTCAAATGCGTAAGCAAGGCAAGTTACCAGCAATAGACGAACGGCAAATCGAAATCCCTACGGATTAATTCTTAATTTTCCAACCGTAATTTAAACATGGTCGTTTGAAGAAATTCATTCGACAGGATTTTTGCAACCAAAATTTAGGAGTTTGAGCAAATGGCAAGCAGTAATTATGTGTATGACAACGGTAAAAAACGCCATAACCGTGTGAATATGTGGCAGTTAAACAAAACCGTGCAAGAACAGGCTCGCAACATTCAACTGTTGCAACGAGCGATTTCTCACCAAGCAAACCTCAATGCACAGCAAGTATTACTGAATGAATCACTCAGTGATCGCATTGCGTTACTTGAAGAAGAACAGTGGGCACGTGAACAAAGCATTTTCCAACGCTTTGCACGGTGGTTCCGTAAATAAATGAATAGGGGTGAGTGATGGCCTTAATGCCTTATTGCTTTGACGATGAAACGGAATCTGCCGCTGAAAAATGGTGCCGTGTAAATCAAGTAAACGTTCCTGAAATACGAAGTTTTGATGATGTGCTGCACTCGTTAAGCAAAAGCCAATTCCGTGTAGAACGAGAGTTTGACGGTTTACAACAAGGCTTTCGAGAAATGCTGTTGGAATTAGCCGATTTAGATTTTTCAGATTTACGTGCAGGGCATTTAACAGGCACTAAGCTCCATCACTACACAGAACAAGGACAACGCAAAATAGCCCGTGCACTACGTAAAGTGCGGTTACTTTCGGGAATGTTTTCACAAGGCGTAACAGAGCGGGAATTTACTCAAATTGATAAGACGATGGGGGAATAACAAATGGCAGCAATAATTTTAAGCCGTGGTGCTTTGTCTTTTTGTGCAAAAGATGTTTATCACAAGCTAGATAATGCGCAAGAACAATTGTTTGCTTATTTCTACCACTTAGATAAGGGCGATGAACAATCAGCGAATACGGCATTTAGTGAATATATCCGTTTGGGCGATATTGCAATTCAAGCGAAACGAGAATTAATGAAAAAACACGCCGAATGGGCGGACTGGAGAGAAAAAAGAAAATGACAAGTTGTTTAGTGATGTTTTTCGTGGTGGTGTTTGCTGCTCTTGGCGTGGCTATGACGGTAATGGGATTAATTGAGTTTATTACGGACGTGCTAGATAGCCGTTGGTAAAGGAGAAAAAGAATAATGGAAAACAATATTTGTATCGCCCTAGATTGTGGCGCAACGCTAGAAATTTTACCCATCGGCACCCGCTTTCAAGTGGTTGAAGTGATTGGTGATCAAGATAGTTGGTATGGCAAACAAAAAACAAGAACCGTGGGCAATTTACACAACACAATTTGGGGTGCGATTGAAGAAGTACGCCGTTATGACTTAGCTCAATATGAAATGTTGAGCTTGGAAGAATTACTCAGTGCAGTGAGTTCGACCAACAACAAAATCAAAGAATATTTTGAATATCACAGTGAATATTTAGCCAATACGGCAATGTAAGGATTCTTGATGATGAACTGGGAACTTGAGTGCAATGACAATCTTGCCAAGCGTGAGCAAGCGATGGCAGATGCACGTGCAGTGATGATGCAAAGTGCGGTGAATGTTGACCGCACTTTAGATGCTGCTCAAGCGACATCGGCGCAAATGGAATTATTTTCTGTTGCGCCGCACCAGTTCGATTATGTTGAAAAACTGCTTTCTGCGCTCCCTCGCAAACGCCAACGTGAGCATTTTCGCCATGTGTGGTTGCGTGCATTCAATGGCGTGAAAGATGATGGTTCTATCGGGTTTAAATTTGGTAATAAACAGGCAGCGTATGCGAATACCTATTTGCGCGAAATCCTCACGAATCGTTTGAAAGCCGTTTTTCAACATTATCACGTTAGCCTTGATTGGTTGATTGATCGTGATACGCATTCACAAATGGTCGCACTTTCTAAAGGCAAAAAAGCGGCTAACTTTCCGTTTTATTTGTTAGGTGAACATCAGCTAAAAGAAATGGCAGACAAATTAGCCATGTTGTTTACGAAATTACAGTCTGATTTTGTCACCGAACAAGCCGAGCGGAAAGAACGTGGGGAAATATCTCTTGATGATTTCACCGCACTTTCTCGTGACCTTTATCGCTTAGTGGGCGAAGTGTGCGCAGATATTGGTTTTCCGTTAAAACACTGGTTCGCTTATCAAGATAACCGTTTCTTAGATGTGAATGACATTGAGGTTGATCTTAATAAATCAGTTTGCCCAAAACATTGGAAACGCCAACTTACTACGGCACAAAAACGATTGAAAGAACATGTGGAGATTGGCTGTGGCGCAGTATCGGCAAAAGTGAGTCCTTATATGTCGCAAACTGCATTTAATGACTACCGTGCGCAACGAGCAGATAACCTCGAATATTTGCAACAAATGGTGTTGGAAAATCTAGACGATAGCACCGAACAAATGCCGTTGATTGAAATGTGGAAAAAATCGGTGGCAAATCCTGCTATCCGTTTTCAGGAAACCATGAACCGCTTGCGTGGTATTGATGAATGGGCGATAGAAAATTCATTTGTGTCACTCTTTCTTACGCTGACTGCCCCATCCTCTTTCCACGCAACGCATGAAACAGGCAAAAACAATAAAAAATGGCAAGGCGCAAGTCCTCGTGATACGCAACGTTACTTAAACAAAGTGTGGGCACAGTTGCGTGCACAGTTTGCCAAACGTGGAATCGGTTTTTTTGGCTTTCGTGGCGTTGAACCGCATCACGATGGCACACCGCATTGGCACTTGCTGATGTATGTAAAACCTGAACATAAAGATGACGTTATTCATCTATTCCGCAAGAAAGCGTTGGAATTAGATGGCGATGAATTCGGTGCGAAAAAATACCGTTTCAAAGTAGAAGAAATTGATCCAACCAAAGGTTCTGCCATTGGCTATGTGGCGAAATACATCGCCAAGAATATCTATGCAGGTAAGCAAGGCAAAGAAATGTCCGATGAAGTAGAAAATCTGACATTACTTGAAAACGTACAACGTGTCAGTGCGTGGGCAAATCTTTGGGGTATTCGTCAATTCCAGTTTTACGGCACACCGTCAATTTCGACGTGGCGTGAACTTCGCAAAATTGATGATGCTATGGCAGCCGTTGCGGACGATGAAGTATTAGATATTGGCCGCACTGTGGCTGATGTGAGTTGTTTTGGTAGTTATTTAAAAGTGCAAGGTGGCGCAATGACAAAACGTTGTGATCAGCCGATTTGTATTGAGTATGAGGAATGCAAACCGAATAAATACGGGGAGATTCGTAAGAAAATTGTGGGGGTAAAAAACAGATTCACAGAAAAGAAAATCATCACCAAATTAAAAAACTGGGTGATTAAATCAGCGAAAAGTGCGTTGGGTTCCACTGCACTTCATTCGGAGTCCACCGAAACAAACAAGGCGCATCGCGCCGCTTGGACTTGTGTCAATAACTGTAACCGTTCAAAAATTGAACAACAAGCTAATTTATTGATGTTGCCTATTGGTTCGCCATTAAAACCGTCACAAATTGACCTTTTAATGCGCCATGGAAGGTTACGGCTTAATGACTATCGGTGGATTTATTGTGAAAACGATGAAGTTTTCATCAAAGAAGAAAAAATTCCGTTGGCTCAAGCCTTTGGTTGGGGCAAGAGCTTGGAGGATTTTAGGGTTAATTAGTGTAAAAGTGAGGTGAATTATGAACGCAAAACCAGTAAGACCAACGACAAAGCCTGTTTCTATGATGAAACAACAGAGAAAAATTATTCAGATCACTACATCGAATGCAATGAGCGAAAGCGGAAAAATAGAAACCCTTATCGCCTTATGTAACGACGGAACATTATGGCAAAGAAGCGTAGAAATTGATGATGTCAGAGTTTATGGCGGTGATTGGTTTCAAATTGAGAACGTTCCGCAGAATTAAGGAAAATACCATGACCAATATTCAGTTAATTGATGGGAAGCGATACGTGGTGCTGGAGTGTGAATTTGCTAGAGAATGGCAAGTGGGGAGAGAAAGTCGAACAACCGTGACTTATAGCGAAGCAGAAGAAATCGCAGACCATTACAGAAAATATTTAAAAATTCCACCTGAGAGAGTCCTAATTGTGGAAGTACCTAATGTGATTAAACGTAGAGATTGAAAGGAAAGAAAAATGGCAGGTTTACAACAACTTATTAAAAACATCGAACAATGGGCAGAAGAACGCAATTTGATTGAAGGTTCAACGCCGCAAAAACAATTTATTAAATTGATGGAAGAATTTGGTGAGCTATGCAGTGGCGTAGCAAAAAATAAACCAGATGTAATTAAGGATAGCATTGGGGATTGTTTTGTGGTGATGGTGATTTTAAATAAGCAAACTAATAGCAACTTTGATTTTACGCCTTTGCCATACTTGGCTAGAAAAGGGGGTTATGTTTGGATTGAAAAGTGCGTAGCAAAATTTGCAAGTATTTCAGAAAAAATAAATTATACAGGAAAAGCAAACCGTCATTTGGAATATGATTTTGCTTATGCATTATATTGTCTTATCAAAATTTCGAAAGAATATGGCTTAACCTTAGAAAGCTGTGTACAAGCAGCATGGGATGAAATCAAAGACCTCAAAGGCCGTATGATTGACGGTGTGTTTGTGAAAGAGGGTGATTTGTGATTACAGAGGAAAACACAACAAAATCTGAGCGCACTTTAACAATTAAGGAGGTTGCCAACCTCCTTAATTTAAGTTACAGCACCGTTTTTGCACATCGTTTTAAATGGGGCTTTTTCCAGATGGAAGGTTCGAAAGCTTGGCGAGTTTTTAGGGAAGATCTTGACCGCTGTAGAAAAAGAAAAAATAATGTCATCCGATTGGTTGGATTGACTGATATAAAAAATGGAGGAAAGAATAAATGTCAATCTACAAGAGAGGAAGTACATATTGGCTCGATATTACAACACCGAGTGGCGAACGAATTAGACGAAGCGCTGGGACTGAAGTAAAGAAAAAGGCACAAGAATTACACGATAAGATCAAAGCAGAATTATGGGATATGGCGCACCTTAACAAGAAACCGCCTAAACTCTTTGAAGAAGCCTTGTTATTATTTGTGGAAGATGCCAAGTTGAAAAAGGATTTTGATACTAACCGCAGACACGCCATTTATTGGCGTGCTGTTTTTGGTGGTTGGAAATTGAGTGATATTACAGGCGAAGATATTATGACCAATTTGCCGACATACTCAACCACTCATAAAAAACCATTGTCGCCATCGACAAAAAACCGCTATCGTACGTCCATTTTGCGGGTGCTTTCACTGGCTTATAAAAATGGTTGGATTGATAGAATCCCTTATGTGAAAAAATTCGTTGAGCCAAAAGTCCGCGTGCGTTGGATTACAAAAGAGCAAGCCACAACACTGATTTCAAATTTGAATTTAGCGTGGATGAAAAATGTTTGTTCTTTTGCTTTATTCACTGGAGCGCGTATGACAGAGATTTTATCAATGACATGGGATAAAGTGGACTTTGAACGTAGCATCGCAATTGTTTCAAATGATGTAGCAAAATCAGGTAAAGCAAGAGCATTACCGTTGAATAACACTGCTTTGGATTTATTGCAAAAATTATACCAAACTCGCCGCAGTGAATTTGTTTTTCATCGTGGTACAGATAAACAAATTGGGCGTATTGATTGGCATGATTTCCATCAAGCATTAGAAAAAAGCAATATTCATAATTTTCGCTTTCATGATTTACGCCATACTTGGGCAAGTTGGCATGTTCAAGCAGGTACACCGCTTTATACGTTAAAAGAAATGGGTGGTTGGGAAACATTAGAAATGGTAAAGAAATATGCTCATTTAAATGCAGATCACATGATAGAGTTTGCGAACAATGTCACATTTACGCCACACGAAGACGATGACTTCTCACAAGAAAATTTTTACAATGTAGTAAATTATTGAAAATGAAAGGTTTTTTAATGGCAGGGGCGGAGAGGCTCGAACTCCCAACACCCGGTTTTGGAGACCGGTGCTCTACCAATTGAACTACGCCCCT